TTAGATCCTCGCCGGGTAGCTGACTTGATGGTTACGTTGGATGGCGTAATGGGAGATAGATCGGCCTGGGGCAGGAAAAACTCGGCTCCCGTCGTGAATATCTGAAGGTCACGGCCAGAGCGGATGCCGGTAATGGCATTGACCGCATCCGTCGTCAGCGTCACCAGGAAGGCATCATCATCCAAAGATTGTGTCGGCCGGAAGTTTGTATGATCGCCGACGACTGACGCAAAGACCGTGGAGGGTCTTGATGCACTGCCTCCGAAATACAACCGGCCTTCATGGAAGCTACAAGTACGCGGCCAGCCACGGGTATTAGACCAGACATCCTCATAGCCTAGATCGAACTCAATATCGTCGTTGTCTATTGCGTCAGTATTGATAAACGGTATTTCAACTACGCATTCAATTGTTGAGAGACTTGGAATGGCCACGATCCTAGCGCGACCAAAACCCTTGCCAGCAGCACTAAAATTGCCGCTCGTTTCTTTTAGCTGCACGAATTGATGCAGCTTGCTGGTGTCAGAAAATACGTTGCCATTTGCGGTGATCGTGATGTTTCCATCGACAGCACTGGGCGTGAATGTGTTCCCGCCTGTGGCGCTACCTATTGAGCTGGTCGATGCTACGAACTGAACCTTGGGTATGGTCAGTGACAAGGCAGTGGCTGACCAGGTCGTGTTGTTGGCACCGCGCTGGATCTGAAACGGGGCAAAGTTTTCATGACAAATGATTAGCGTGTCGGCGCTCTGCGTAAAATAGAGCTTGTCCATGTCGAAGTTTGACACGACGTATAGCGTACCAACCGAATAGTCGAGGTAGTCATTACCAGAGCCGTTGATGTTGGTCAGCAGTGTCTGATTGGCAAAGAACCGAAACCGGATGGTCGAAGTCGTGTTCTGCGCCGAGGCCACGATCATGAAGTTTTGTGTTGTCGAGAACTCAAACGGGATCAGGACCGAACCATTGCCGGGATTATCAGCCGTCAGGTCTGCCACAAAGCGAAGGCCGGGACGACGGGCAAAACCGCCTTGCGGCTCAAACACCACATTGTCGGCAGTTTCTACAGATGAGTAGTATTGCTGCAAGTCGATCCGGCCGCGCAGCAACGGGTCCAGCTCACCGATGGTAAAGTTTGCTTGATATTGCTGTACCCGGCTCATCGTACATCCGTCAGTAGATAATCACCCACAACCGAGGGGGTCTGACCGCCGGCATCAATGTTTGCCGCCTGACGGAAATACCCACCTCGGAAGTTTTCAGCGACAGTGCCAAGAGCGATGCTGCGCCAATATTCGGACTTGGTTGTCTGATCTGTTATTACCTCGGCCAGGTGCCAAGCCATCTGATAGGCCAAGAGCTGCACGAAGTAGGTCGGCATCAAGCCTTCCGATACCGCCTTCTGGTAATCAATATGTATTTCAGTCGCGTTCGTAATGAGCACTGCGCCGCCTGATGGTGACTGTGCGATCTCCCAGATCTTGAAGATGGCAGCGCCAGCCGCGGAGCTGGTCCGAACAGCGCGGGGTACGCCGGTCACCATGTCATTTGGCAGCAGGAACTGATTGTCGTATTCCGAGTTGGGAACGACGGTGTCCTTCGTGAGCTGCTGCTTGGCGATGGTGAAGCTCCACGGGTACATCCCGAATGTCTGAAACTTTACTTCCTTATAAATGGTATTGGCGGCAATCGCCGCTGGTGTGCCGTCACTGAGTGAGGTGATCGCTTCAGCTCCTAGCAGTAACAAAGCCTTGTTACAGATGCTGACATCGGTATCGCCAACGGCCATCTAAACCTCCAACAGAGAAGGGGGCCGGCGAACCGGCCCCGCTCGTTTAGTCACTATCGGTTTGGGCGATAGTCGTTCCGTCAGATACGTCCACGACGCCGGACGCATTCGATACCACCGTGTGGATCGATGACGCCAGAGTGCCGCCGGTGGAGGTTACCGAGATGATAACATCACCGACTGATACATCTTCAGACACATCATTGAAGTATGCGGCGGTATTGAGTGTCGCCACGGTGTCTGTCGTTGTGTAAGTGAACAACTGAGGTGCGGTGCCTTTTTTAGACTGACCGCCGATAGGGTTCCAACCCGCTCTTGCAAATGCCATGATCAGTCCTCCTAGCTTTCATCCATTACGACATCAACGATACCGTCAACATCAATCGCCACAGCGCCCATCGACAGCATCGCTGTCACCAGGAATGACGTTTTCTGAGGTATGTAGTTGATCTCTGTTTTCGGTGCGATGCCCACAGCCACACCCAGTGCGCTACGATGGAACGCAAAGCCGGTGCGGTCATTGGTGGACAGCGGCAAGCCGCCTTCATCTCGATCACCCACAATGTGGAACTGGAAGCCCATCATCGTGTTGATGTTGCCTTGCACCAAAGCTTGCAGCGTCTGGAAGTCGCTCGAAATCGCGCGCTCATCACCCAGCAATCCGGCCAGGTTATTGGCGTGAATCACAAAGTGGCGATCCGTAGGCGGCACGTTCTTCGCATCCAGTGCCTTCTTGGCAGCGATAATCTTACCGACGTTCAGATTGGATGCAGCAGCCGAGCCACTGGTGACCACGGTCTTGGCAACAGAAGAGCCAGCAGATGCAGCATTAAGGGCATCAATGATGATCTGGTCTTCACGCCGGCCGATGGCATTACCTACGACTTGTGCCAGCTCCTGGCGCTCATCGAAGTTGACCTTGGCCTGATTAAAGACATCCGAATATTCAGCAGCCACAAAGTCAGAAAGCTGACAGCTTACCTGGCTGAAACTGGCATTGATCGGCACGACATCGGTCTGGGGTGTGCGTACTGACGCCTGACCTTTACCGACTTTCGGGAACTTGACGGTATCACCGACAACACCCGTGCGCGTCCGGGCAGCACCGCGAAGCACGGCAGCAGACTGATAAGCCTGATGCACTTCTGCCTCGAATAGCTGGACAAACGCTGGAGATAGATTTGTTGACATGATTGTCACTCCAAAGGTTGAACACACAAGATTTTTGCCTTGCGGGTTGTCGGGAGTGATCCCGGCCCTGGCTTACGCGAACGTCGCGCACGGTGGATTTCTCCACGCCAGACCGGCCCTGTCGGGTTATCAGTCGATCCAGATATGACACACAACCTGGGTGTTGTAAATACTCCTGCCGCTACATTTGGTATTTGCACAAAAAGAAAGGGCCGAAGCCCTCTGAGTTGCCACAGGAGTGACAGGGAGAAATTAGCCTGGATATCGGCGCTGAAAGGCTTGTTCGACCTTCCGGGTATATGCCGGATCATTTCCGTATCGCGCATCTGCCATTTCGCTGGCCATGCGGTTTTTGAAGTCTTCTTCGCTCTCGCCGGCATCAGTGACATCATTGATCGGCATTTTTGCCAGATCACCTGTCATGGCGCGGACCTTCTGCATTAGAACCTGACCCGTGGCGGTGCCGCCCCAGACGTTTAGCTCTTCGCGCATTTCTTCAGATATGATGCCTTTGCGAAGCAGACCGTCAGCCCAGCCGATATTCGACTGGATGATTTCCTTGGCTGTCGGGCCAAGCGCAGCCATTTCATTTTCTACGTTGACTTGCATTTCAGCGCCGGCCTCACCAGCAATGCCGGTGATTGTTTCGGCCAGCTCGGAGAACGCCGCCTGATTGATGCCGTACTTTTGCGCCCATTGCAGATAGCTACTGACCACCGGATCTTCGGCGTCATAGCCGGCCTCGGTCAGCATTGATGTATCATAGTTGCCATCTTCAGGGGGTTTGTGTTCGCCGTGATGAAACTTAGATTCCAGCTCCTTCTGGCTTTTGACCATGCCCTCTAGGTCAAGGCCGTCCTTTTCATCCCAGTGTTTATCAGGAAACCAATCTGGCCGCTCATAGATGATATCTTCATCATCGTCCGCGGCTGCCTCTTGCTCGGCACCTTCCTGGTGCGGCATCGCTTCGGGTTCTTGATTAGCCTCTTCTTCAAGAGCTACGCTGGCCATCAGGCCGTCAGGAGCCGGTGCTTCCGGTTGTTCCTGGGGCTGCTGGTTATCATCCTGGCTCATTGGCTCGTTTCATCCTCTGTTCTATTTCGCGGTAGATGCTGTTCTGACCTTCACGGGCATAGCCAAATGATGGCTCGGCCCCCGGCACCCAGGCCGGTTGGTCCACGGTAATTGCCTTGAGGTGGGCCAGCACTTTCTTGCCGGCTTCTGTCTCAAAGGTCCGTTTGAAAATAATGTCTAGATCGCGCTGTAGGTTTACGTCATGGATGATGATGGGTGCTTCGTCAGTCTCCAGGCCATCCCATCCGGGAGCATTGATCGACCTGATCTTGTCAGCTTGGCTCATTCAGCGGCCTCCTGCATCGGCAGCTCGACGCCTTGCGCCTGGGCTGCGGCCTGGGCGGCTTGCATCATCTGCTGCTGGATTTGTTGGCGCTCTTGCGGTGTGGTTCGCAGTGAGGCCGGGATGCCGAGCTGGTCAGCCACATAATCACCGATGGCATCCATCTTGATCAGCGTCTGGCCCATAGGTCCGAGCTGCTGGGCGATCTGCATGAACTGCAAGACCTCGTTCAGTTTCTCCGCATTGTTGGCCATAGCTAGTGGGCTAATCGGAACTACGGTCACTTCCAACCCGTTTACCTTCAGCGGCAGATCTATCATGCCCATTTCGTCCATCAGCTCTAGCGTCCGGCGTACAATCGGAAACATGGTTTCAGATATCAGACGGCCAAAGGCACTGCCTAGGTTCTGGGACAGCTCGGACAGCTTGGCATTGATCTCGGTGGCAGACCGGGCGCTCATGTTCTCCGGCGCTAGGCTTTCATCCAGCAGCGTCTTCTTGATGTTGGTGCGAAGATCATTGCTGACAATCTGCGAAAGGTTGGCATCACCGGAACGGGGCAGGGGTGCCAGTGACGGGCCGCGCGGACCACCATTGGAGCTGACGCCGATGACTGCGCCCGGAATGATGCTGATGGTCTGCGGGTTCAGGACGCCATCATCAACCGCTGTAAACACACCGCCGATAGATATGCTGGCGTTCTTCAGTGTCAGCTCGACCACCTTGTTCAGCGTCTTGATATCCGGCAGCGCATAGAGAACCGGCCCCCGGCCATATCTCTCGTTGGACGCCTTCATGTAGCGGCTGATCACCCACGGGAAGCTTTTGAGCTGGCGGTGAAGAATCCTGTCATCGCCGTCATAGGTCATCACGCAATAGTGGATCACACCATCGATTGTGTAGGTGGCTTCCAGCAGCTCGACGTTTCCGGTGGGGTCATCCTGGTATTTCTGGATCATGCTGTCC